ACTGCACCAACGCCAGTAACCACGAGGGCTGTGACCGGCAGCACCTCTCCGATTTCGCCGTTTGCCGCGACACCCGTTACGTTGATGTATTCGCTGACGTGAGTGGTGACGACCCCTACCGATCCAGCACCCGATATACCTATCGGGATGACTATGTCGTTGACGGTGACTTGGAAGCCGCCCATCTGGCCGACGCCTTCAACTCCCGTCGGCGTTACAATCCCTCCAAACACAGGCGCCACTGTGCCTACAGCGCCGGTACCAGCCACCCCTGTGACGACAACGATGTCAGTCACAACGATAGAGACGGTACCAACTGCACCTGTGGCGGATACTCCAGTGACAGCCTCAATAATCTGCACAAGGGCGTCGCCGACGGCCCCTGTTCCGGTTACTGAGATCCCTTCCCCCCAGCCGCCGTTGCCCCAGCTCGGGTAGCCCCAACCGTCAAAGCGTACCGTGTCGTCTACGCGGATACTTGCAGTACCAACAGCCCCAGTACCCTCCACCCCAGTGACAGGGACGACATCGTCTACGCGGACAGCGACGGTACCTATTTCCCCCGTGCCAGAAACTCCAGTGACGGAAACGACAGCCGTTATTACCAAGCTGACAGTGCCCACAAAGCCATCGGCACTGACTGAGATAGAGCCGTCACCCCAGCCTCCTTCTCCCCAGCCCAGAGCGCCCCAGCCGTCCAAGTACACAATGTCGTCTACACGGATAGTCGCTGTGCCGACCTCGCCTGTGCCGAACACCCCTGTTACTGGGACCACGTCATCGATGCGGACAGCAACAGTCCCTACCGCGCCAGTGCCGGACACTCCCGTGACAGGCTCAATGACAAGCGCGACGGACGTTCCGACGTTCCCTGTTCCTACCACCCCCGTGACGGTCTCAATGACGCGCGCTACGACAGTCCCTACTGCGCCGGTACCTGAGACCCCAATGGCAGGCTCAATGACGCGCGCTACGACCGTGCCCACGGCCCCCGCGCCAGACACGCCTGTGACAGGTTCAATGACGCGCGCTACGACCGTGCCCACGGCCCCCGCGCCAGACACGCCAGTGACTGGGATGATGTCGTCCACGCGGATGACGACAGCGCCAATTTCACCGGTTCCAGACACGCCTGTGACGGAGACTACCGAGGTGATTACAAGGCCTACGCTGCCGATGAAGCCATCGGCGCTGACCGAGATGCCTACGCCCCAGCTGCCGCCACCCCAGCTCGGGTAACCCCAACCGTCAAATCGAACGGTGTCGTCCACACGGATACTTGCAGTGCCGATCTCACCTGTACCGGACACGCCAGTGACAGGAACGATGTCGTTCACGCGGATGGCAACGGTACCCACAGCGCCTGTAGCGGAAACCCCGGTGACAGGCTCAATGACTCTGGCTACGGAGGTTCCGACAGCACCCGTGCCGGCCACGCCAGTGACGACAATAGAGTCATCGACGCTGAAAGAAACCGTGCCTATGGCGCCAGTTGCTGAGATGCCGGTGACGGGGAAAATTAAACGAGGAACTACAGAAGATACGACGCCACTGGCAGACACGCCCGTGACGGGGACGACATCGTCGATACGGATAGAGACGGTGCCAACTGCTCCGGTAGCAGACACCCCCGTGAGGAGAACCTGCTTACCGACAGCAAAGGTGACGGAACCGATTTCCCCGGTGGCTTCTACGCCGTTTACCGTGTAGCAGGGGTATATGCCGCCGAAGCCGTTGTTGCCCCAACCACTTTCGCCCCAGCCTTTTAAACAGGCGGTCTTTTTAGCTAACAGCGTGAGCAGCATTGTAGGCTATCCCAGAGTGCGAAGCTTCGCAGGCGAAAGACTAACCGCTTACCCGCCCTCTAATACAGCGTCATACCAACGCTATAATCTCTTGGCTCACGGTTGAAAGGTGCGACTGCAGAAGCACGACGTCGTACTTGTCTGTGCCATCAATAGCCGCGTATGCCGCCATTCTACCGCCTACTACAGCCGTACCGCTCTGCAAAAAATCAGTTGGGGTGTATGGGGCCATAGCCCTGTTCTTGGCATCAAACCTAACAATTTGGTTCACCGCAGAGGCCACGTATGCGTTGATGTAGGTAAAGCGACCATCCTGCCCAAATGGGGCATACGCGCCAGTGCTCCCTGTGCCAATCGTCACACCGCCATCATACGTAATCGCTCCGGTCCACGCCCCAGTAATAGCGCCCGCTATGTCGAACAAATCCAGCGTAGTGGAGCCGCCTCGGAAGAAGTAGTTGTAACTATGCCTTGCGTTTCTGGCGGGGTCTACCTCGATGCCGAAAGACGGCGCCCACAGGTTGCCAGCGGCGTTGACCGCAGGCCCCACGGCGTAGTAACCCGTTGACCAGTTGCCGGCAGAAATAGTGTTGGTACCGTTTGTCATGGACGCATCGGTGTAGTTGTACACGTAGGTGGTGGTGTTTGCCGCTGTCCTGAGAACAATCTGGTTGGGCTGCTCTATGACGAACTTGGCACTGCTGCTCGGGGTGACGGTCCAGTTCGCGCCCATAGTGTAGACGGCGCTCGGTCCCGCCGTGTGGCTGGCAATGATGCGGCGCTGCCCAACTGCAGTTGTGTTCACCGTGTCCTGCACAATTCGTATCTGGAAGTTTCGGTACTCGTTGGCCTTTACTGCCGCGTCGCCAAGGGCGGCTTGTCCTGTAATTGTACCTGCAGCTGCCGCTGTGGCGGATAGCGCTTTGCGAGACACGAGGTTGTTATCGTACTCGAACGTGCCCTTCACCATGCCCTCCCCCGGCTCGCAGTTGTATGGGGTGTACTGCTCGTCCATGACAAGAATCGCGCTGTCTGTGGCAATCGTCGGAAGGTTGGTGGTGCCAAGGTTGGTCAGGGTGTTCGTTGCCACCTCAAAAGAGCGCCAAGACGCCGCAGCGATGGCGCCGGAACCAAGCATATACACTTCGCCAGACAGGATTTCATATCGGGCACCAGTGGCGGGGGTAAACGTGAACACGGCATCGACCGTTATAACCGGTGTTGTCCCGCTGGTGTTACCAATTATGAACCGCTCTTCGGTTTTTCCTGCAACAGTGTCTATGATGCGGATCTTGAACCCGTAGTCCCCGGAACCGCCACGGTTCGCCAACATGTTTACGCCAACTGCGGTAGGTAACGCCGTAGACAGCGTTACGGAGCTGGTCGTGGCCCCTACCGCTATGGTCCCGACCAGAGCAAAACTGGGCGCAAAGCACGACGTGGAGCTGGCAGCTACCGCTGATACCCCGGAGCTGACCGCCAGTCCCCACGCTTTCGTGACGATATTGAAACGGTTGAGCACCGTGGTCGAGATCAGGTTGTACACAAACGGATTGCGCGACACATCGCTACGCAGGTCAGAACACATAGACGTGCCCGCTGCACTGGCGTTCGGAGACGGCGCCACTTGCGCCCACAACAACCTATCTATTACCTTCTTGAACGTGTTCGCCATTTACGACCTCATGTGATTCGTGATCTTACGCAGGCGTTCCACGCCGCAAGGTTTTGCCCGTACACCTGAATCTGGCCTTGCAGCCCACCAATACTGGCCAAGTTGGTAACGGACGCAACGGTTGATACTGTGGTCACCGTGGTTACCGTGGTCACGGTGGTCACCGTGGTAAGCGTACCGCTCTCTATGACGCCCGTGACGCGCTGTCTCTGCAGAGACTTGTCGTACCCTCTCGGGGAGTCCAAGTACTGCAGCATCAGGCTCGTGGTCATGCTGTCGTCAGAGATAATGTTTACGGGTAGCGGCTGCGCGTCAGAAATGTCCTGCGCCTCTCCGTCCGCACCGACCGCAAGTTTTACGCGCTGGTAGAGAACCCCACCAACGTCATCTGCTGCGATTTCCGCTCCCGCTCCGGGAGTGTACCCGACATTATCTGCCATAGAGACCTCACGCTATTCGGATAATAGCCGTGGCTGCCGCTGCAGCTGGGAATTGGATCTGGAAGTCACCAGAGCTTACCTGTTGGTCGCCGCCGAAGCTCAACACAGCGCACGCCCGGTTGCTAGAGCTGGTGTTGTAAATCAGCGCCCCGCAAGTCGTGAAGGTAGCAGCCGTCCACGTAGTGTCCGCGAAGTCAGTGAACCCTGTGGTGCCAGAGGTCGTCGGCGTCACGTTGGTCAGCGTGTTGCCGCCCGTGGTGTAGCCGCTACCGCTGCCCAGTTCGTCGGTAGACAGGTTGCTGTAGTTGGTAGTTGCAGCACCAAACGTACCCGTGCCCGCAGCCGTGGCTTTGAGTAGGGCGATCTTGAACGTGTTGCCGGTACCGTTCGTAAAGTTGTGCAAAGCTTGCAGAATCTCACCCTTGAAGCTTGTGGGCATAGCGGTTGTGACAGAAATTGGCATGTTACATCTCCAGTAGTTTTACAAGCTCCGGGTGCCCTGCGGCGCGGAAGCGGTTGGTCAGCGTAGTGTGGTTAGACTTGACAGCTTGACGCATAGCCTCGACCAACACGATCCGTATTTGTTCTTTGTAGGCTTCTGCCTGCGCCCTGATGACAGGGTTGGAGCGGTCGCCTATGTAAATGATCTTGTCCAGCGCCCGCTCCGCCAACTCCTCTGGAGTGAATCCGCGCCCTGATACTGAGGTCGCTGTTATGATCCCCAGAGATGCCCCGCCTGCTGTGCTTATCATCCTGCTATCTTCCTCTTGGTTTTATAATTACGGCTCATGGTCCCGGCGAGGCAGAGGGGACGGGCAGACGGATCATGCCGTCTCGGTACTCGTCTCTTCGACGACGGCCCTGCTGCTCAATGCCCAGACCTTGAATCGCCTGCTTGTAGCTTGCATCAAAGAAGCCCAGCATCTCTGTTGGGCCCTTGGTGTAACTGTAGGCCTGAATCAAGCAGGCGTACAGCAGGGCTTCAGGCGCATTGTCGCTGATCCACGTCGTTGGGTTAGCAGAGGAGAGCTGCGTAGGCCTGTAGAGATACCCCAGCTCCACCGTGTAATTGCTGTTCGGAGTAGGGGCCACATAGAAAGTGTTCTGGTCCCACACTGAGTAGTACTTCGGAACGCCGGTTGCGGCTCCGTCTGCCCAGTACTCTTTCATGAAGGAGGTGTCTCGGAAGTCCAAGAATATCTGGTCGCCGTCCACCGTGACCATCATGTAACGGTGCGTCAGGAGGTCACTCGGTGCAGCCAGAAACTTGTTTCCACTGGTCATCGTGCCCGTGGACTCTTTCTTGAACACGTCAAAGTCGATGTCACGAAGAATGCGGTTCTCGGCCATGGTGATGAACGTATTGATGACCGACGAGGTGAACACGTTGCTGTCCACCTCAGTGTAGTTTCGAATATTAGTAACCAGCTCGTCGTATGTCATCAGGTTATCCCCACAGTGACCTGTCCAACGTAGCCCACTCCTTCGACAGCATTCTGCTGCGGGAAGGGCTGCATGTTGACGGTGTTAGAAGCGCTGCCAATGCTTTGAAACGCAGAGTCTGCAGGCACTCCCAAGTAAACAACTACGGGTTCAATTCTATCAGGTCTTGGGTCTCTTAGGGCTATCGCGTCGCCACGATAGTTCAACGGATCCAGTTGAGGTTCTTTCGGCTCGTAGTCTTCAGGACATACCATGAAGCCCCGCCAGTTTTTGCGCAAGACCTGATATGGGTAGCGTTGGCCGCAGTAATCGCAAAGGCCGAAAGAGAATTTCCCTGTCGCAAAAGCCATCTCACCCTCCGAAATCCGGAACAATGTGAATGCTTGCGGTGTCCCTGTCCTCTAAAGCAGCGCGTTGGAAGTCTTCTTCGTACAGCTGTTTGAGCCCCGCAGTGCGTTCGGGAGCAAACTTCAAGGAAAGCATGTACGCCAACCCAGACGCCAAGCAGGGAAGAAACCTGAAGTTGACGTCCGCCGTGTTGGAGTAGCTTCCCGCATCTTGAATGCGACGGATTCGGTAGTACACGAACGTGTAGACCTGATCAGCTGCAGGGTACAAGAAGACCTTGGTGGGGTTGGCGCGCTGGACGTAATACTGCGCGGGGCGCGCTTGCGTCAGCTTATCGGGAAGCTCCAGATAATCTTCGCGGCTTATCCGGTCCACCGTGACGTCCGTCTGCTGCCCCTGTTGCGTCAACCGAATGACTGCGGACAGCACGTTGATCGTGTCAGACGGCAGCGTCAGCTCCCGGCTTCCTTGCACCAGCGCGTAGGTGGCCTCTTCAATCGTCCAGAGGTTCAGCCCACGGTTGGCCCAGTCAAGGAACAGCAAGTTCAGGGAACGACGGGCAGACGTGAGCTGATAACCAGAGGTCATCCTCATGCCGCACCGCTCAAACGACTCTTCAATAAGATCGTCTATGTTGAGGTTGAAATCCGTCGTTCCTGAAGTAGCCATCAGTCACACGCCATGCCGCCTTTGCGGTACTTCTTGGCCATGCCGCCGCCCATCATGCCCATCGCCATTTTCTTGTGCTGGTTGATGGCCATGCCGCCCTTCTTCATCATGACAGGGCCTGTCTTTTTGCTGGTTTCAGAAACCATACGGTTCTTCGGGCCACTCTCAACGCAACCGCCGCCTTTGGTAGCGGCACCCATTCCACGTCCAGCCATTTTACTTACCTCTCGTCTTCATGGCGCGGCCTTTAACGTCCGCAGTTTTACGCTTCACGGCTCGGCCCATGTCATCAGAGGCCATGCCACCTTTTTTCATCTTGCCTACGCCGTCAGCGGCAAAGGCTGGAACCTTTTTGCCGTTCTTTTCGACCATCTTCATCTTGTTCTTCATCACTTGCTCCTTTTTTTCGCTGTCTTCGCAGACTTCTTGAATGCAGTGTCGGTAGGGGCACCTTTGCTGCCGGGAACACGCATCGTCTCCCCGGATCCAGCTTTGATGCGCTCTTTCTTCGCATTGATGTTTGCGTACAAACCACGTTTAGTTGCCATCAGCATTTCCACCTGCGTCGTGCCTGCCGAAGCCGGCTGTTGGGGTCTTTTGCAGCTTCTGGGAAATCGCGCATCTGTCCAGCAGAGCGCGCGCAGAAGGACTTGCGGCGCTTGGCACGAGCAGGGGCAGGGCTGTCTTCGGTGACCGCAGTCTTGAGCTTGCTTCCCGGATTGGCTTTGCGGTATGCCGCTACGCCTTTCTCAGTCATGCCCGCGCCAGACTTGGTGGGCCGAAAGTTACCAGACTTCACCGAAGTCTTGATGCCCATGCCCTTGCTCTTGGTTGCCATCAGGCAGCCGCTCCGCCTTCAAACAACAGGGTCACGCTTGTGACCTGCGCGTCATTGAAGTCGATGAACACCCCCTCATCAAACAGAACCCCCATGTCAGGGATAATGAGGTCGTAGCCGCCAGCTGCAGCAGGGGTGGTGAGCGTCATCTTTGCGGTGCCTGCCGTAGTGGTGCCGTTCTTCAGTGCAAAGGACGACGCGGTAGAGGAGCATGTAAAGTACACCCCCACCACTCTGGTGCGGCCCGTGATGGCAGAGGCATCTGCCGTCTTGGTGACCGTTTGAATATTACTGAAGCTCATGCGACTTACTCCTTAATGAGACCCTGCAGTATCATCGCTTTCCGCGCAGCAGAGCCCACGGGAGGCAGCTCTGCAGGCACAACGGCGGGCGCGACAACGGGTTCCTTGGTGGTCTTTTTGGCCGGCTTTTTGGCCTTTTCGACATCACTCATGGATTACTCCTTATCGGGTCTGCGCGCCGAAGATGTAGTCGAGCGTGGTGGCACGTGTGCCAGAGGCACTGCCCGAAAGACTCATCGCTGCCAGCGCCATGTTCTCAGTATCGGGGATATTGGTCAGGTGTGTTGCAACCAACTTGCCGTTGACGAAGAATCGGACGCTGCCCGTACCCACTGCTTGAAAGCCCAGAACCACGTAGGTGTCGTCTGCCAGATCGACCAGTGAGTCTGTGGAGGTCTCAACCCCGCCTTTCTCTGTTTTGCACAGGATAGAGGCATTGCCGTCGTCCACTTGGAACACGATGCGGTCAGCAGCGGTCAGCATGGCTTCAGGGTTGGTCACAAAGTTCACTGTCAAGCCAACGCAGATGTCAGTCTGCGCAGCATCGTTGCACTTCAGGCGAGTTTGGAAGTAGAGCGACTTGTCGGAGTCTACCGAGAAAATCTCGTTGCCTTGAATAGACGCACCATCGTTATCTGTGGTTGCAGTAGACGTTAGAGCAACTTCGCCGCCCACGGTGTCGGCTACGATGGCAACAGAGGCGCCCGCGTCTTTTACCACGGTCCAGCTGTTTGTGCTGTCGATGGCAACTTCGACAAAGTCGTCGAGGAGAGAGAAGACGGACAGGTTAACGCCGATGGGCATCTCTGCCATGCCAGCAAAATAGGTAGTTTTGTTGTCGCCAGAATAGACCAGCGGACCGGAATAATGCGTATTCGCCATTTGAGAGCCTCACATGCGAGTGTTGCGCTTCAGTCTGCATGTCGTCCGCCCGGTCGGTCTGCAGCGCGTAAATGGTTCCGGGGATGCGCCATTTATACCAAGGTTCCCACAGAGTGTCCAGCCAATAAAAAAGGGCACCCGAAGGTGCCCTTTTGGCCTTTCCCGAACCGCTATTATGCGGCGCCGGGTGAACCGAACAGACCGCGTGGGTCACTGAAGCCAAAGCTGTATCGCTCACGTGCCTTGTAGCGCACGTTGCCAGTATCGAAGTCGCCTTCAAAACCAGTCTTCATGGATACGCGCTCGAACATCTTCATGCCGTTCGGGGCATCGGTCTTGATGAACCATGCGTCCGGATCGGTCAGGTAGTGGTTCACAGTGTAACCCTGCGGAACCATGCCCATATTGCGAATCGCGTTGATGTCGTTGTCGGCTGTGCCTACGCGCAGCGTTGACTTCATAATGCGATCTGCAGTGAACATCAGTTCCTTCGGGATGATCAGCTTCAGGCCTTGAATAGCAATCTTCAAGCCACGCTCATCAGTGAAGGCAGCGATGTCGATCAGAGCCTGTTCCAGAGAAGTCTCGGAAAGGTCTGCCGGCACTGCCAGCTCGTTACGCAGGTTCGGGCCGCCCAGTGTTGGGTGGTCATCTGCGCAAAGAGGCTTGCCGTCACCGCCCACGGAGGTGGTGAAAGCGCCGTTCAGGATGGCAGCAGCTTTGATCTGCTTGGTCTGGGCCATTGAGCGAGCCAGTGCCTTGGTGTAGCGGCCAGAGAGACGGTCGTAGAGGTTGTCCTCAACGGCTTCTTCTGTCAGCGAGAACGCCAGTGCAATGGTCTCGTGGGTGTATCGCGCCGTGTAGACTTCTTGCGCGCTGTCATATGCAACACCTGCGCCTTCAGCCTTGGTCGGAGCTTCGCCGAAACCGGACAACATTACTTCCTCTTCAAACGCACGGTCAGAGGTTTCGATGTCGTAGATCTCAGTGTGTTCTTTGTCGTAATTTGCATACTCCATCCCGAACAAAGCGTTCAGGCCGGGCTCAAGCTCTTTAACCAATTGCGAACGTGAAATAGCCATGGTTGACTCCTATTACGGCGCTGTGTTGGCAACACCAGTGCTGCCGTACAGGTGCGTGTTGATTTTAACCACAACATCGACGTGATTTGTAGCACGCTCGTTGTTGGGCGCGTTATAGAAGCCCACAATCTTCAATACCAGTGTTGCAGTGTTGGCGATGAGAGAGGAGTCCAGTTCAGTGGCAGACACACCAGTAACGGTGCTGCCCGCGGTGTAGGCGATAGGAGCATTGAGCCCGATGTCTGCCTGCACAACGTCTTCGTCGGCCTGAATCAGGAACAACTGATTTGGGTCGTCAAGGACTTCTGCGGTGATAACCCCAGAAGTGATGTTAACTGAACCCGGATAGTAGTTCTTCCAAGTGGGTTTCCCCGTGGTGGGGTCAGTGTAGTTACAGCCGTTAAACACGCCCAGTGCTGATGTGTGCAGCGTGGAGTCGTACTTTACGACATAACCGCTAGAGAGAGTGACCAGATCCCCTTGATAAATAGCGCCAGACTGGTTGTCGTTGATCTCATAAGCGTACTGCTTCTGAGCTCCAGTGGCGGACAGGTTACCAAGTGGACGCAAGCCAAATGCCTTGTCTACGTTTGCCATTGTCGTGTCCTATAAAAGTTATTTAGGCTTGTTTTGAGGACTCCCGAAGGAGGTCCTACTGGATCTTTCAGGGTTGTGGATACGCATAGTATCATGCTGGTTAGCTTTCAACATGTCGTTGTCCACAGACTTCTGAAGATCAAACGCCCGAGAGTTGTAATAGTCATTACGTTCTTCGACTGTTTCTTCAGGGATACGAGCAAGCACGAGGTTTCCCACGCTTATGACGCCCGCATGTCGGCCGTCTTCCGCGACAGGGGAGGCAAAGTCAGGATGCTCGTCCGCACGTACAAACTCGTAGCCCTCACGGAGCTTGCCTGCCACGTTGGTGCGATCTTCCTGATTACCCGCTGCAGTGCGAATCCAGCGGTGCTTGTATCCGGGAGGCGCCGGGGGCGCATCCAAGCGAGAAGGTGGAGCCCACGGCTTGCGGCGTGCGGTTTTGTCGCGGGTGGAAGACCCACGTCCTGCACGGTTAAGAGACGGTACGCTCAGGCTTTCGTCGTTCATGCTCACTCCTTCACATATTTGGCGTATTCCTCGAGAGGAACACCTAGTTTTTTGGCAATCGCTACCTGACTTGGAGACAGTTTTACGAGCCTGCGTGCAGAGGCAACTCCGGTTCCCCGGTTTGCAGAGGCAACCGTTTGCACGGGTCGGTTGCTTCTGGTCGGTTGTTGCGCAGGTGCTGCCGGTTTCCCTAATCTATCAGGGAACATGGCCTGCATTCTGCGATTTATCTCATCATAGTACTCATCTGATCTAGGGTCAAATCCTTGATTCTGAACGAGGTCGATGTGTATGCCCCGAACGGAACTGGTCATTACCACGTCTTTGCCAAACCAAGGGTTGCTCTCTGCCCATTCCTCTGCCCGCGGATCCAACTCTGCCTGCTGGCGTGTCGGCGAAGGAGGGGTCACGGCCTGCCTTGCCTGCGGTGCCGCGTTCTGTGGCGGGACTGCACGCATCTGCGCATCTGCCAAGCGAGACGAGTCGTACACCAAAGCGGAAAGGCGCTGTTGAGCCTCTGTCTCGGTGTCCACATCATTCTCTTCGCGAGCCTTTCGGATCACCTGCTTCAAGGCCATCATCTGCGTCTCGATGCGACCCTTGGTCTCGTTCATGCGCGCGCCGTCAACTGCACGGTACTGCTCTTCCAGCGTTTCCTTCTGCGCGTTTACGTTCCGTGCGTACTCCAAAGCAGCGTTCTCTCGACGCTCTGCTTCACGCAACCGGGCCGTAAGCTTGTCGATTCGCTTTTGAACCTCAGAGCCATACGCACGAATCTCTTCTCTCGACTCCGCTCCTTCGGTGACAACGCCGGGGGACTCGGGCTTCCCCAGAAGCTCTGCCTCGCCGTTCTCATCCAAACTCACTGTCTTGGGCTCTTCGCCCTCGCCGATCTCGAACTCCAACTGCTGTTCTTGCTTCAACATACACGTCTCCTCAGAAATGCAACACGTCGTCAGGGCTATTCACCTTCCCGATGATCTCGTCATCGTTCAGGAACCTGATCTCCCCACCGTCAATATGGATTCTCGCCCCGGCATATCTGCCAAAGATGACCCAATCCCCCTCCTTGCACCACGGACCGTCCGGGAACTTTGACTCATCCCGGTAAGCCAGCGGGCCAACCTTCAAAACATAAGCACAGGTGGTAGCTATCGCCGCCTTGTCTTGTGTTTCTCGTGTAAGGGCTATCCCCCCTTTCGTGAGCTGTGCCCCTCGGTAAGGCAGCACCGCAATGCGCCATCCTGTCGGGGACGGAATCATGGAAAGGGAGGAATCCAAAACAGCGTTATCAAGGTTTCCTTCAGCATCGAAGACATCGCCAAAGTTCTTTGGCTTCTTCTGCTCCTCAGCTGCCTTCAATAAACGCTTTTTCTCTAATGCGGTGAGTGGTTCAGTGCTCATGGTGCCCCTTGGTCTCTTGATGGTTAAAACTCGTCGTCAGTCTGTCGTGCCAAGATGTCTTTCACGGACTGTTGCGCGAATCGTAATCCCTCAAGACGGCCCATAAGGAAACGATAGCGCTCCATATCGGCTACGCCACCGCCCAACACCATGCTTTCAGTGTCGCGAATAGTCTTCTCAAGCTCACGTAATATGCTTTCTGCAAAGGTACGCATGGAGTTTCCATGAAAGCGGGAGGACTTGAGGTGCCTCCCGAAACCCTGACTGCTTAATAGATCGCTGTTTTCTGGTCCGCGTCTCGGCGCTTGACCATCATGACCGCGCCTTTGGGCTTCTTCATCTCTCCGCCCTTGGCCGCCATCTTAGGCTTTCTTGCCTTCCCCGCCTCTTCGTAAGCAATGGCCGCTGCCTGTGCCGCTGCCTTTTTTGAGCTGGAGGGCTTGCTGGTTCCAATGGCGCCAGTACGCTTGTACTTGCCTACCATCTCGCCGATGTTCTCACTGATAACCTTTTTGCTACTGCCTTTTTTGAGTGGCACTGTCACGTCTCCTCTGCATAAAGTCCGCTGCAACAATTCGCTGTTGAGCCGTTTCTGCTCTCGCTTTCGCAATCTTCTCTTGAGATTGAATCCTCTCACGAGAGGCCTGCATAGTCTGCTGCACTTTCTGACTGTCCAGCTGGAGACGAGCTGCAGCTTCCTTCGTCCTATTCTGCTCGACTTGTGCGCGCAACGCAATTTCCTTTTCTTTCAGCATGACTACAGGGTCCGGCTGATTGCCTTGTCCTGTAAGCCCGTTCTGCATGTCACGCACTTGCTGCATGTACTGCGCTGCCTTGAGCGCCACCATGCCTTCACGCTGGATGTCAGAAATCATGCCGTCTGGATCCACCCCGTACTGCAGGAACAGCTCTGCCTCCACGTCCTCTTCGGCCTTGACGCGAACGTGCTCGAGGATGTGCTTCTGCAACTCAATCGCCGCCTGTGGCAGAGCCTGCAGCATGGGCGAAAGCCCCATCATCAGGTGCGTAAGGATGTGGGCGTCGTGCTGCTGGCCCGCAAACGCCTTCAGGATCATGCCGTCCAAGATGTCTGCGTTCTCTTGAGCCGGGTCTTTGGGGAACTGGGTGTTCTGGGCACGCAGGATGCCGTCGATGTCTCGGACGTTCAGCGCTGCGTACACCCGATAGTAGGCCTCGTACATGTTGTGCATCTGCGGAGCCTGCTGGGCAAGCTGCAACTGCGCCTGCGCCAGCTCGATACGCTGTGCTGTCGAGAAGATGTTCGGGTCTGCTACAGGGAGCACCGCAACAAGGTTGTCAAAGTCTTGACGCTTGATGTACCGGGAGGCGCCGGGCACGTCATAGGGGTATTCGTCCGGCAAGTACGTGCCAAAGCCCGCTGCCAGCATCTCGAATTCCTGACTTTGGGCATAGTGCAGACGCTTGTGGATCGCGGACATGACCAAAGCCCCACGCTCCAGCAGTGCAATCGTCGTGCCTACCGCTGCCTGCTGGTTTCCGTCGCCAACCTGCATGTCAGTGATGCCTGCAAGACGCCGGCCGGCTTCCACGGTGAAGCCAAGAAGCGCAAACAGGGTCTGACTGGGCTCTTTGTAGGGCAACGGCATCAGGGAAGAGCTAAGTTCTGCTCCGCCCGCGTCAATATCCCGCCACTCGCCCGGCTGGATGGGGTTGCTGTCGTCCGCAATGCGCGCGCCCTTGGCTTTGAAGCCCGCAGGCAGGTTCGCCAGCGTTCCAGAGTCCAAAAGTTGACGCAAAGCACTGGTGGCCGACTTGGAAAGGCCTCCAATCAGGTGTACAAAGCCCAAGCCATACGCTCCGGGGCCTTCCACCAGCACGTAATGGACAAAAAACTCCTTGCGAAGCTTCAATTCGTCGTCTTCGTCCCAGTTTCGACGCACCCCGACCAGTTTTCCGCTGTTTTCTTCCAGCGTCACAACGTAAGGGAGCTTGATTCCAGTGGGTTCGCCGTCTTCATCAACGTCTTCGAACCCCGGAATGTCCAAATACACGTGGAATTCCAACAAGAAGATGTCTTCGTTCTCCGTTGTGGGGGAAATTCCTACAATCCGGTTGGTCTGAGCCTGAATGTCGCTCTGCGGAAGGCTGTTGTCGTCTGACAACTCCAAGGCATCAAGGTATTCGCCCGAGAAAACACGCTTTCGGTAGTCGTTTTCGTACATCGCAATGCGATGCGTGATGCGAGAGCACTGCTGCATGACCGAAGAACCGGCGTAGGGGATGAAAAGGTCATCCGGAAGCACCAGTTTTGAGACCATGCGGCCCAACTGCGCATCGAAATACACCTTCTTGAACACTGATCCGCCGTAGCCAAGGTAGAAAAGCGCCTGATCCATCTCCGGCGTGAACTCTTTCATCACCGTGCTGATCTGGTAGTTCATGAAGTCCTGCACTCGAGAGGCTTGTTGCGCCTTGTCGAGGGTCTCTTTCCCCATGATCTTGGTGCGGACAGGGCCCTCGGCAGGCATAAGCTCTTTCATCGCCTGCGCTTGGAACTGAATCACTGCCTCGGTAAGCATTGGATGCACGGCGCCGGAGGCTCCGCGGAAGGGCTGTGTGCGTTCTTCCATGCGGAAGCCCAGCAGACTCAGTCCCTTGGAGTACTGAGACTCCCACTCCTGACGAGAGGACTTGTCCGCTTCGTAGAAAGACAGCATGTCCAACGCGATGCGAGCACAGTCTTGGTCAGGAACCAGCCCGGCAAGGTTGGCGTAGAAGTCTACGTCGTCCTCGGCCGCATCCAAGGATACTTCAACCCCTCCCTCGTCATCGACCATGATCTCGATGTCAGGAGACTCTGACTCTTCGATCACGATGATGTCGCTGTCTGGCGCAGAATTTAATGCTTTGTCTATGGAGGACATGGTTATTTCCGTTTGCTGGCTGGTTTTTTGTCCAAGAAGGATAGCAGATTTTTCAAATCATCGGGCTGCGTGGTCACTTCGCCTCCTTCTTTGAAAGGTACCCCTCTTGTCATGATGCGGTTCACCCCTTCTCGGCCCTCGGAAGTCTGCTGATCCCACGTGATGGCCAGCACCGGGAAACTGTTACTGCTGTAGTCCTTTGGACTTCTCATCCGGATTTGTTCCACACGGAACCCTTCTCCGAGATCCTTTATAACGTCTTTGGCGTTTTGAGGCACCTTTTCATACAGCTGGGGCTGCGCAGAAAGCGACGGAGAAGTCAGGGCCACAAAGTTCATGCCCCGATCCATTGCCGACTTCACCGCCGTCTTTATAAACATTTGCTGCAGCGTTTTTGAGTCTGACATCATTCCCGGGAAGGCTTCGTCCAGAAAGAAGTCGTCTGTTCTCCTCTTCCTGTCCGCTTCGGGGGACTGCAGCTCCTTTAATCGCTTCTTTGCATAAACCAGAGGAGTCGTAGACTGCACCACACTATCGCTGCCCCTTCGGGACAACCATCTGAACAGGTCCGGCGTATCGACCGTGTTAAACACTTCGGGGTAACGCCTTATGTAAGTGTCTGCGGTGAACCTCGCTCCCTCGGGGTCGTTTAGTATGGTTTCCAGAAGACGGTTCATCACCTCCTCGTTCTGCGCAAATCTGTCCCCGGCCTTTTCCTTCAAGGCCATGGATACCCTACCCTCTATCACAGGTATTGAATCTCTGACTTCCGCCAGTGTCGCCCCACTGGCAATGCGCCCTTGCTGGGTGCTGATGTCATCTAAAAGGTCAGACTGCATTTCGTGCAGGTAGATGCCCTTGGCGTTGCCCATACCGGGAACGTCCGCTACCACATCGGAGGTGCGCATGAACCCTATCTGGCCGGGATCACGTCCCGTGAGGAGTGGATGCTGCCCGATGTACTGGCGGTTGACCCCGCTTCTGTCTGCTGGAGCTGCAGTTACTACCCCTCTAAGGTAATCCTCTATCCCCGTGTTTTGAAGCGCAACTGCAAGATCCCCAAGCTTGGAGCTTTCTGCCCGTCGCGATGCGGATCTTTCTTCTCTAAGCGCTGGCAGGAACACATTTGAGACAAACGCATCCGCCTCTTGGGCCGTGGTGACATCCTGTGGCAACGGCAGTCTATCCAGCATGGCTCTAGTGTCGTAGAACAGCCCCTGTAAACCATCCTCACGACCAAGCATTTCTGGGAAGCTGAAGCTGTTCTTGAACACGTTCACATAGGCCTGATCCACAACTCGAGAAGGCTCCATGCCCCCTTGCTCGAGGAGTCGGTTTTTCTCCGCATTGAAAGCTTCTGCTGATACGAGGGGTTTCTGAGAATCACTGGAAAGGCGCGCTGCCAACCCCTGCAGTGTTCTCTTCTGTTGCTCTCGCCGCGTGACGGTCAGCTCCATCTCGTCAAGAATGCCGTACACCCTTTCTCGTTTCTCTACCGGGAGATTCGACCTGAGAGTCGCCGCCCAAAACGGCTCCTTAAAAGCAGCTAGCCCCTCGTCCCTCTCCCTTTGAGAAAGGGTCAAAGACCACGTTTCGGGGTTTCCCGTAAAGTCGTTAAACCTGTCCAGAGCTCTTCTTGCTCCGTCGCGCTGCTCGGCCGAATAGCTGTTCTGCCCGGGCAGTACCGGGCGCGAGAGGACTATCACGCCTCTGTCAGGAGCTGTCTCTGCAGGCTGGCCTTTCCACGGATTGTCCATGGTTTCATGGAAAGTCCTGCCGCCTTCTGATCTAAACATGCCCGGAGTGATTGTTGTCAGCCGAAGATCAGAGGGGTCGTACTCGGCCTGCAACTTCTCCAACACCTCGTTGGGCTGCAGCTTGGTCTTCGGATCAACCCCCTCCAGCGCCCGCTGCACGCGCAGTATTTCAGAGTTTCTGAACTTGCCGCGCATCTGCGCCAGCAGCTCATCCCGGCCTATCTTGCCGGGCAGGTTGGCAACGTAGGTGTCCAGTCGGCCGACAAAAGGGTTCTCCGTAGTGGGTACATGGCTGTATATCTCCGCCATCTGAGAGCGGGCCGTGGTCGGCGCATCAGCTGCGCTGCTCAAGATATTGTCGAGGGTGTTGTACGCGCCGCCGCCGGCTATCGCCGCCGCCACTTCCGCAGTGAAGTTATCCGGCGCCACTTCGCGCGCGCCCATGGCCGCCAGCTCTGAACTGGCGTACACCGACGCTTCCCTGTCCACAATCGGGGCAAGGCGTGACAACAGCTCTTCGGCACTGCCGGGGGCAGGGCGGCGGCCGCGGGGAGTACGGGGCATCGCTTCGCTCATCATCAAGGGCCGTGAGCCGCGGGCCGCGGTCCCCGCTGCGCGCAGCGCCGCCGCTGCCGGAAGGCCAATGGCGGTTGCAATGGCTGCGGGGGAGTACGGGTCGTAGCCCGCCACGCCAAGGGATTCCTGAATAGCAGAGGAGACTGGGGTGAACGGCTTGGTCTCAACGCCAAGCTTATTCGCTCCGGCTTTTATGCCCATCTGAGCAAGGTCGCCGACCCCCGCGGTCATGTCCAACATCGATCCCACCACGGGAGCCGTCACGTTCTGCCCGAACGCATCACTGATGCGGCGAAGCATACTGCGGCTGTCCGCCTGCACGGTGTCCCGCGGCGCGCTGCTGGCGGTGCCGTAGGCAGTGGCAGGGGAGTTGGCCATGCTGCGGTCTATCTGGGCCAAGAGTTCCTGTGTGGTTGGAGAGGACGACACTTCGCCGCCCTTGTTAAAGCCCTTCAGGTCTGTTGTAAGGCCCGGCCCCCCTTGGCTGTTTGACAAGAACTCTTGGTAACGCTCACGCCACGGGAAAGAAACAGCGTCTTCTAGGTACTCCCCCTTAGTGTCACGGGCATACCGCTGAGTACCCAGCATCTGATCAGGACGCACGCCCAAATGCCTAGCCAGTGAAAACACCGCGCTGACATCAGACGGCAACCCGTTCTTGAACCCCTGCACTTGCTTAATACGAGGATTGTTTATGCCTGACCCCTCGGGGCTTTGGTTTTCTATTTCAACCGTAATTCTGGGCAGACCTGTCCTGCTATCCCGTAAAGAATATATTTGAGCAACTCCTGCATTAAACGCATCTCTGCCGCCAAGGTTGTAACCGCCCCTATTAGCGTAGCCTCCCACAGAGTGCCCCATCAGGTTCCCTTCAAGTTTCGTATATTTTGGATCAGTGATACGCACCCATTGAGTATCTGCGTTGGGGGCCATTACCCTTCGAACGCCCTCCTCGAGGTATTTCTTAGGGACTTTCTTCCCCGCCTCTGCTTGTATCAACGCGGTCCTGAACCCCTGATCCTTGTCCATAATAGACGCAGCTTTAATGACCATTTCTGGAAAAGACATCCTCTCCAGTTTATCCAAAGGTATGCCTTCAAGACCCTCCGCGAGATAGTCAGGATTTAAGAAAGGTAGCCGCGGCATGCTTGTAAGGTCAAAGATGGGTTCTGTGTTTTCAAACGCTTTTTTAAGCGTGAGGTCTTCTCCCGACGTCAACTGCTCAAGGGTAGGAGAGTTATAGTCGCCCGGCTTTCTAGCCGTATACTCAAGGTTTATCAACTGCGGAGAAACGCCTTGCTCTTCCAGCAAAGCCCGAGCCCTGTTCGCCGCTCCCCTTGACGCCTCATAGCCGTACCCAGTAGGGTTATTTATGTCAAAAACCTTACCCACTAAACCCGTGCCCGCATCATAGGCGCTTTCAAAATCCTCTCTTGCCTGACTGGGCGTTGGATCGTCAACGTCGGGCCGCAATAGCCTTTGATAGTCGGCACGCGCAGGGGCTAACAAATAATCCCGGAACAGCGCACGCGACGGGCCTGAGGTTTCTGTTATGGGGTTGATTCTGCCTTCCAACACTGCAATGCGTAAGGGGTCGTCTGCCGTACCAAACTTTGTCTTAAAGTACTTATCCGCCTTGTTTAAAATGGTGTTGGTCACACCCTTTGGCATTTCCTTATTGCTAAACGCTCTGTGGTATCGCTCAAGAACGTCTTGAAGACCGCTCGAGACTTCGGCGCCCGTTGGGTCCTTGTAAAAATTGGGCATAAACACCCCACCGGCTGGTTTAGCGGCCATGCCCAGCATTATTTCGTCCGAAGCAATTCTAGGTCCTGCAACTCGGCTTGCACCTACGCCGCCGCCCATTACGTTCACGGCGGTGTTAATAATGTCCTCATCCGACACGCGCTGACCTCTGGCGGCCATCCCCGGAGTAACAAACGCCCGTGCTGCGTCGTAGGCAAAACCCGGCGCTGCAAGCTGCAGGTTCCCTTCTTCACGGCTGCCCGCAAAGGGTAATATCGAAGCTCTATCCAGCCCCGGCTCCATGCCGGTTGATTCAAACACGGCGCGCTCAACAGGGGTTGCTGCCAACAAACGCTCTAGCATTTGCGCGCTTTCAGTCTGTGGCTCTTCTGCTCTCTGCGCAGCCAGCTGGTCCGCTCTGGCCATACGGGGAGACGGGGCTGTGGCCAGACCCCCATCGGCAAACTCCTGCTCCTGCTGCTGAGGGTTCACCACGGAAGCCTTGCCTGACTCGATCAAGTCCAGAATGGCGCGAAGCTGCTCCTCCTCACTCATGCCGGAAAGGCCAATCTCTCGGCCAAGCGCGTCGTTCCCCAAGTCCATGCGGATGTGCTCTTTCGGCTGCGCCTCCAGAATACCCAGCCCATACTCGTTGATCAGGCTTATTGCCTTGGCGGCCGGCTGCCCAAAGCGCTGAACAGCCTGCGCTTGAAACAGCATGTGCCGCAGCGCGTCAGACTCC